CAAGTACAGCTCGTGAGATGTCTGATGCAGGTATTATAACTAAAAATGAAGCAAGAAAAGCATTAAATTTTGATCCAGTTCCTGGTGGGGATAGATTAGCTGTAAGAGTAGGAAATCAATATCTTGTATTAGATGATGATGGTGGTGTTCCTACTGGTATTTCTAATAATGAGATATCTAATACAGAACCTACAGCATTAGAAGATAATAATATATCTGATGAAAGTAGTGATGATATAACAGATAATGTTGATGAAATTGAAAAACCAGATAAAAAGAAACCTAAAAAGAAACCTAAAAAGAAAGTTAATGTATGAAAATAAAAGATATTTATTGTTCTGTATGTGCTAAAGTAGTTGGTACATGTAATCATGATAGAATAGATATGATAGTACATATACTTCAAGCATGGGATGATAGAAAAAAAGAATATGATAAAGAGAAAGATTCTGCGTTTAAATATGGGAATGTAAATCTTATTGGATAAAAGTTAATTTATGTCTTTTGATTTAAGAACAAGACAAAGATATCCACTTAATTTAAAAATATCTTTGTCAAAAGTAAGAATAAGTGAATATTATAAAAAATGTCATGGTAAAGTTTATGTGGCTTTTTCTGGTGGTAAAGATAGCACAGTTTTATTACATTTAGTAAGGTCTTTATATCCAGACGTACAAGGTGTATTTTGTGATACAGGATTAGAATTTCCAGAAATAAAAGAATTTGTAAAAACTGTTCCCAATATTGAGTGGATTAAACCAAAGATGAATTTTAAAATGGTATTAGAAAGATACGGGTATCCTGTTATTTCTAAAGAACAAGCTCAATTTATAGGTGAAATTCAACGTGGTGTTTGTGAAGATGGTATAGAAAGACGTTTACATGGTATAAATGGTAATAGGTCTGGAGTGGCAATATTTAATTGATGCCCCATTTAAAATATCTGATAAATGTTGTGAGGTTATGAAAAAAAGACCTTTTAAGATTTATGAGAAAAATGGTAAAACACCTTTTATTGGTGTTATGGCAGAAGAATCACTTTTAAGACAACAAAGTTATACAAAAGATGGTTGTAATAAACCTAATGGTAAACAGTCTAGACCTTTAATGTTTTGGTTAGGAACTGATATATGGGAATATATAAAAAGAGAAAATTTACCATATTCTAAGATTTATGATAAGGGATTTAGTAGAACTGGTTGTATATTTTGTGCATTTGGAGCACATTTAGACAAACCCCCTGTTGAAAATAAATTTCAAATTATGTATAAAACACACCCAAAACTTTATAAGTATTGTATGAAAGGTTTGGGTATGAAAGAAATTCTGGAATATATAAAAGTTCCAGTAGAACCAAAAAAGGTTTAAAACAAAAGAAAGAGGAAATAATTATGGGAATAAAGAAAAGTTTTTCAAAGGAAGAAGGTATTGATGATAGACCTGAAACATTTGATTTAAGTACAAATATTGAACTTAGTACTTTAAGTGATGAAGATCTACTTTTTAGAGAGTCAATAGTTAAATCCTTTTATGAGATAGTTGTAAGAACTGGTAAACCTGTTTACGGATTTAGTAAATCTGATTTAGAAAAGAAATATGCTGAAATTGTAAAAGAATTTGAAGCTAGGGGTAGAACCTATTTAGTAGAATTAGATAGAAGCATAGGAGATAGTGAAGATGATTCAAAAAAGGAAATTTCTAAACAGGAAAAGTTAGGTAGTATTGGTAGTATCAAAGGGGTTGATTTTAGTTCTTTATTGGAAATAAAAAGATATGCAGAAGAAGATGGTAAGAATATAATAGAAGGTATTGCAACAACTGCAGATTTAGATGTCGATGATTTATATATATCAGAAAGTGCTTTAATCGGTGCTGAAAATGATCTTAAAAAGTATACAACTCTTTTATATAATCATGACAGAGATAAAGAAATAGGTAGAATATTAGAAGTTAAATATATACCTGAAGAAAGAGCTTTATGGATAAAAGCTTTAATTTCTAAAACAGTTCCAGATATTTGGCAGAAAATCAAAGAAGGTGTTCTTAATAAGTTTAGTGTAAGTGGCACTGCTTTAGATTTTACAGAGAAATTTATTAAAGGTTTAGATAAAGTAGTTCAATATGTAAACCAAATAAGGTTATTTGAAACATCTTTGGTAACAGTTCCAGCGGATCCGTCTTCTAGAACGTTAGCATGGTATGTTGAAAAGTCGTTAGGTAAACAATTTAATAAGGAGAATAGTATGTCTACTAAGGAAAAGAAGATAAAGAAAAGTAAAGATGATAACATAAAGAAAGATGTTCATCAAATTGAAATTCTTATTTCATCTGTAGAAGATGCTTTAAGTACTGAAGATAAAGAAGTTCAAGTTAATGCACTTAGGGGTGCACTTGATTTTCTTAAAACATCTTTAGAATTAGAGAGTAAAATAAAAACAGATGAAGAGGCTCGTGGAAAAGTAGACACTTCAGGGATTAGTATAGATGAGGTAAAGAAAGCTATGACTGAGTGTTTGTCTACAAGTTTTGATGAGCTAAAAGAAACTCTTGAAGCATTTGCTAAATCTGTTTCTGAAGTAGCTAAAGCTAAAGCTGATGAAGAAGTAGCTAAAGCTAAAGAAGAAGTAGAGGAAGTTAAAGAAGAAGTTAAGGAAGAAGTTGCTAAAGCTAAAGAAGAAGTAGAAGAAGTAACTAGGGCTAAAGAAGAAAATGATGAAGAAGTTGCTAAAGCTAAAGAAGAAGAAGGTAATAAAATATCTGAACTTCAAAGATCAGTAGACTCTTTATCTACTTTAGTTAAAGATACGCTTCCAATAAGAAAAGGTGTAGGTTCAGAGGAACATAAGGAAGATAATAGAAAATCAACGTCAGAGGATAAAAACCTTGCAAGATCTGAAAAGATGAGTAAGATGGATAATCCAGGTGATAAATTAAGGTATATGTTTGATTTAGCTGAAGAAGAGTTAGTTGAAGCTAAAGAAAGCAGTAAGTAAAATTCATTTAAGGAGAGATAATTATGAGTGAAAAAAATTGGCAAACAGAGATTAAGAGGTCTCTTGATTATGCTGGTACATCTGGTGTTCTCATTCAACCAGAAGTTGACAAGGTGGTATCAGAAATTATAGAGTATAAAAATCCTCTTAGGCAGAACATACCTAGAAAACAGAGAAATTCTGATTCTTGGTTATTGAATAGAAGGACTGCTGCTGCTGGAAATACAGTCGCACAATGGATAGCAGATACAGCAGAACCTGATACAGATCGTGGAGCATATTCTAGGGTAACCTTTCAATTTAGAACTCTTCTCGCAAGAGGTAAGGTAACTAGATTTGCAAAAGATGCCGGTAGAAGTTACAAAGATTTAGTTGCAGAAGAAATTGAAGCAAGAGGTAGAGCATTTAAAGATATGGAAGAAACTGCCATGTTCTATGGTAATAATACTTCTAATAGTAATCAGCCTGACGGTTTGAATACTTTAATTACAGGTAATCAAAGAATTGCTCAAGGTACTACTCTTGGTGGAAGTGCTCTTACTGTAGCTAAGTTAGATGAGACTATTGATAAATGTGCTGGTGCACCTGATGTAATAGCAACTTCTAAAGCTGGTAAGAGAAAAATTAACGCTTTATTGCAGAGTCAGCAAAGATTTATTGATTCTGTAGAAGTAAAGGGTGGTTTTAGAGTTATGGCATATGATGATGTGCCTGTTTATGCTTCTACTAATGTATTAAATACTTACTATTGGGATGGTACAAATCAATTGGGTGCTACTGGTGATACTACAAATATATTTGTTGTAGATACTAGCGAGTTCTGGGTTGGTTATATGAATGATGTTTCAGTTACTCCTTTGAGTAAAAATAGCTCACAGTATGATGAATTTGACATCTATGCTGATGAAGCTTTTGTTATGGCATCTACAATCCATCATTCAACATTAGAAGGTATTAATGCATAGTAACAAAGTTCTAGTTTTAAAATGGGGGAAACCAACATTAAATATTTAATGTTGGTTTCTCTCTACATTTTTATAGTTATAATTGGAGAATTTATAATGAAAAAATTAATTATTATTTGTGCTACAATTTTATTTTTAGCTGGTTGTAGTCTTTCAGGGTTAGATTTAAAAGTAGATGAAGCTACCACAGACAAAGCATCAGCAACTGTTGAAAAAGAAAAGTAGTATAATTTAAGGAAACCATATGAAGAAAAAAAGATTTGAAGTTAGATGTCCAGTCATTTGGAGTGATGTGGATTCTTTTCTAGAAAATACATATGATGAAGTTGTACGAATAGAAAAAGGTAAAGGATTCTGTGATAATCCAAATACTGCTGAACGTTTAAGAAAATTTGGGTATACTGTTGTAGATACAGAAAAAGAAAAATAAAATTTTAAATAAGGAGAAATAGTTATGATGAAGGGTTGGAAAACATGGGCAGCTGCTGGATTAGCAGCAGCAACAGCAGCATTAGTTAGTTTAGGTTATCCTGATATAGCTAAAATAGTTGGAGTTGTAGCTGGGGGTTTTGGTATTGTTGGTATAGGTCATAAAATTGAAAAGAACATACTGAAGTAATTATATATACATATCATTTTGATATTTATAGGATTTATTGGAGATAATAATGGCAAATTATGCTACTGTAGCTGAAGTAAAATCTTATTTAGATATATCTGGTACGGATGATGATACGTTACTTGGTACTTTTGTTGCATCTGCATCTAAAAAAATAGATGAATTTATAGGGTATACATTTGAAGTTGAATATGGTGTAGATGAAACACAGTATAATGTTGCAGATATGGATATAGTTGTCTTAAAAAAATTTCCTTTAGTTGGTATATCTAGTATAGAATCTGGTGTTGACTATAAAAGCATAGATGATGTGGGTATATTAGTATTGGATAATAGATTCACAGGTGATTTTAGTTTAAGTGTATCTTATGGTCAAAATCCACCTGATATAGTTAAAACAGCCTGTATGGAAATAGTTAATCTATTTTGGAGTAGAAGAAAAACTATAGGGCTTAAATCTATGCGTATTGGGGATTTCTCTATGACAGCAAGCTCTTCCTTTCAGACCGATATGAAAGAAATATTAAATACTTTAATTGAGTATCGTGATATTAATTTTGCAAGAAAATCCCCTTTATATAATCAAATGATATAACTATGATAGATAGATTTTTTACTGATTCATTTACACTAGAGACCATTGCATCTGGTCTTACCACATTAAGTTCACTAGGACAAACAAATTCAGTTCCTCTAACTTTTGATGAAAATAATTTAGGTGTTAGATTAGCTGGATTTAGTACAGGTTCTGGTACTGTTACATTACATGGTAATGCAATAGAATCTTTGACATTTCCAAATAATGGTGAATTAATTACATTAAATACTTTCACTTCAATATCAACAATTTCATTAATTAATTTGACAAATGAGTCTACAGTTGGTACAATAGAATTATTCTTAAGTACAAATGCTGGGGCACCAATAGAATTTAGATCAATACAAGGTACACATAAAGGTAGAGTTAGTCGTAGAGAAAGAGATTTTACAAGTGGTTTTTCTGGTGTAGAAGTTAAAACATCCCCCATATTATTTACTTTATATAGTGTACCTGCTTCTATTAAAGATTATATTAGAGTAATAGGTAGGACATTTGAAGTTATAAGTATTAATTATCCATCTGATATGTATGGAAATATTAATCATCAAGAAATTGAATTAGGTGAGTTATCTGGCACATAGTAAATATTATAATAGTTAAAAATATCTGTACAAAATATCTGTACAAAATATCTGTACAAAATATCTGTGCCAAGTATTTTGTAAAATATTAATTATGAAAGGTAGGTGGAGGTGAATAGTATTAAATATAGTATAATAATACCAACAAGTTCAAATTTTAATCATTTATTAGAAACGTTGTCTTATGTTAAAGATGGTTCAGATTCAACAGAAACAGAAATTATAGTAATTAATAATGCTTCTATAGATAATACTGAAACATATTTAAAGGATAATTCAGATATTGTATCTATTCATAATACAGAAAATTTAGGTTTTGGTAAAGCTGTAAATATGGGTATTAAGATAGCAAAAGGTGAGTGGATAGTTATACTTAATGATGATGCCTTAGTTCCAGTTAATTTCTTAAAGAAGTTTAGTGCTGATTGTAAAGAGTATGAAAGAATTTCTGGTACAAAACCTGCATCTATAGCAGCTCCTATGTCTAATTATGTAGGTATGAATGCACAACAAGAAAAATGTGATGATAGAAAGTCATTTGAGGTAACTGCAAAACAAATATATACTGATAAATATAGACAAGTAATACCTGTTGGTGTAGTATCCGGATTATGTTTATTTATAAATAAAGAAGTATTTGATAAGATAGGTTTATTTGATGAAAGATTTTTTGCTGGTTGTGAAGATTTAGATTTTTGTATTAGAGCTTATGAAGCAGGATTTGTTACTGTAGTATGTAAAGATATTTTTGTATTTCATTATGGTTCAAGAACTATAGATAGAATACCAGAGTTAAAAAGAGGTACTGCACATGTAATTGATTTATTAAAGAAATATGAGTATAGAAAGAAACATAAACAAACTTTAGGTATAATTTATAGAGTTAAATTAAGAGATAATTATGATATAGAAATATTTCTTAGATCACTACAAAAAAGTTCTACATTTGCAGATCATATATTTATTCTTGATGATGCTTCACCTATGAAGATAAAGCAAGAATCAAATAAGATATCTATAAGTACAGAAGAGGGTTTACATGAAATAGAATTACTTTGTAAGATAACATTAAAACAACATGATAGAAGTTTTGATGAAAGACGTGATAGAAATGAACTTCTTATAATGGCTAAAGAGGCTAATATGGATTGGGTATTTTCTTTAGATGCCGATGAAGTTGTTGAAGATAAAGTAGATAGAAAATATATAGAAAAATTAATTAATACCCCAGATCCAATGTGTCAAGCTTATGCTGTACATTATTACACATTTTGGAATGATGAAGAACATTATAATGCAGGTGATGTGTGGAAAAATATGCATGGTAATAGGTTAGTTAGATTAACTGGTGATCCACATATATTTTTAGGTTCTAAAAGTAGTTTTCATGTTGGTAATATACCTTTTACACCTGGAGATTTATCTAGAACATCTTCTATTAGAATAAAACATTATGGGTATGTACATCCAGAACAACGACAGAGAAAATATGAATGGTATGAGAAGATGGATACTGATAAAAATCCACTTCTTATAGGTCATAAAGATTATAGTCATTTGGTAAGGGAAAATCCTCTTATATTAAGAGATTGGAAAGAAGATAGCACTATTAGTTTGTGTACTATTATGAGAAATGAAGAATCTTCTTTATTTGATTTTTTAAGATCATATACACCATTTTTAGATGAAACAATAATAGTTGATACTGGTTCTACAGATAATAGTATATATTTAGCAGAGTTATTTAATTGTAAAGTTATACAAAAAGAGTGGAATGATTCATTTTCAGATGCAAGAAATGAAGCATTAAAAAACTCAAGGTCAACATGGGTTCTTCATATGGATATAGATGAACATCTTGAAGATACGGTTACATTAAGAAGAATGTTGGATACTGATTTAGATGCTTATATGTTTTATGTAAATAATTTAATGAGAGAGAGTAGGTATTCTTTATCTGAAACAATAAGATTATTTAAGAGGCATTGTGGATTTGAATATACTGGTTATGTTCATGAAACTATTAATTCTAATGGACATATTAATGTTGGTAGAGCGCCTATGAAAATATTTCATTTTGGTTATCTCAAATCAGAACAAGACCTTAAGGCTAAAATGCAGAATTACTTTAAGATGAATCAAAAACAGATAGAAGATTTTCCAAAAGATCCAAGACCTAGGTATGCTATTGCAATACATTATCTTGAAGAAGGTTTTGTTGATAAGGCTGAAGAAAATCTATTACAAGCATCTGAATTAGATAATAAATTTTATCAATGTAATAAAGATTTAGGGTATTTATATCTTAATAAAGCTATAGTGTATTTTGATAAAGTTGTTAATACTTTAAGACCAGAACATCCATTTCATAGATTATGTGGTGAAAATATACAGGTTATTAATGATATGGTAGGTGATAAGTCTAGAGTTGCTCAAGGACACCTTGAAGGTTTAATATAGGAGAAAAAATTATGGCTACTATAGAAACATCAACTGATAAAGGTAATAGTAAAGAATATGCAAAGTTGGCAAATAATTTAAATAATTTTATGTATGTTATGATGGATGAATTTTCTTCAAGTAAGAAGAAAAAAGCATTTCCAACAATGACACTTAATAAATTTAATAAGATATTTTATAAAGAAGTAAGAAAAAATGCATCATTGACAGATCATTCATTATCAGATCTTAAACAAATGGGACATCCTTATGCTAAGAGTAAAAGTCTAACAGGTACAAAACAATGGACAAAAAAACAAAAAGACAGACCAGCTACTAAAGGACTATATAGAGAAGGAAAAAGAAGAGGTACATTAGGACATACAAAGTGGTTTGTACATAAACAATCAGGTACTCTTTATGAAAATATTGTTATAATACCACCAAAATCTGTTAAGCATGGTATAACTGAAAGTTTTGTTGGTGTTATGAAACAAGCAGTTCCGTATATAGATGATATTATTTATGGAACTGAAAAGATGATAGCTAGAGACTTTTTTCAAAAATCAATGCCAGAAGCAGAAAAAAAAGCTAATAAAGAGGTAACAAAAGGTATTAATGCTGTTTTTGAACAAGTTTCTAAAAAGATATCTAAAAGAACAAGAAAAAGTTGGGCATAATAGAGGGGAAATAAATTATATGAATAAAGTATTATTAAAATATGGTGGTACAAGAGTTGGAGATATGTTTCATGCAATACCTTTGCTTAAAGCTTTACAGGATAAAGATATAAGTGTTGATTTAGTGCATGGTAAATATGAGTCAGATGCAGCAAAATTATTACAATATATGGGTTTAGTTCATATACTACATTCTGATGAATTTATTGATGGTCATATAAATACTGATATGGAATCTATTAAAAGATTTTTATCTCATATAGGTAATAAATATGATGATAATTATAACTCTATTATATATCCAAATCCAGAGTTTAATGGCTTATTTAGTTTCAGTAAAGATTTAGGTGTAGATATAGATTCTGTTCCGTGGGCAACTGGTAATATACCAGATGTTATAGTAGAGGGTTATAATGCTACAATAGATAGTTGTATTAAAGATATAGGAGAAGTTTTTATAGGTGTACAGCCAGCTTCAATAAGTGGTTTTAAAACATATAGCCCATTGTACGCAATAGATTATCCAGCAGATATAAAGTCTTTTGGATTTTTATCTGATAAACCTATACCTAATGCTATAAGAATACATGGTAAATCTTTAATAGAGGTATACGAAGAACTTAAAACATGTTGTATGGTAATATCTACGCATAGTGCCATAGGTGTATTAGCTTATTATTTAGGTATACCACAAATTTTTATACATTTTTGGGAAGGTGGATTAGCAAATTTATCAGAAAGAGAAAATATAGTTCAATTGTATGAACCAACTAAAAGTGAAATTCAAGTAGCTTTAGATTGTTTATGGGATAAATTAAATAAAAAGGAGTTAGTATATGAATAGAAGAGATCGTGGTGGAGTAAATAAAAAACGAACTTTTCCTTGTTATTATTGTGGCGCTCAATTAGAATCTTATCAAGCACATAAAAGACACATATCAAGACATCATGGTAAATCAGAACAAGGATATGATAAAATGCTAATAGATGAATTAGAGAATAGAAGTAGGTAAGGTAATATAGGTTGACAGATGTATAAAAATATAGTAGGATATTTTAGAGAATTAATTGGAGGTGATTATGTCAAAAGAGGTTAAAGATAATAATAATAAAGTTGAATTATCAGATAAAGAAATAGAACAAATAAAAATAAGAATGGGGATTATAGATAAAAGAAGTCAAAAACTTAATACTACCAGTATAGAATTAAGTATTTTAAGGTCAGAGTTATCAAAACATATAGAAAATATGGTAGTATTAAAGGGTAAGGATTCAGGTTTATCTTGGATATTTGATGGAGAAAGACTTATTCAAAAATGTGAATCTAAAGATACAAATAATATTGAATATAATAAAATAGCTAGTGTATAAAAATGAAAATAGCTGAAAGTATAAGACATTGTGATGGTAATGATACTATAGTAAGGTTATTAAAACAACCGTATGATATTAGGTGGATTTCACCAAATGATGTAGTAAAAACATATGTAGTTGTAAGATATTCATCAGATGATGATAAGTATATTCCTGTAAAGGATAATAATAAAAAATACTGGGATGATAATACATATAACGAATTAGATGAAAATAATACAGGTACAGATAAGCAAAAAAATACGAATAGGCTCAATAAAGCAAGAGAAAAAATAAGAAATTCAGTTAAAACAAAAAAGTTTTTTACTGATGATTTTAAAGTAGCACAGGAAACATATATTGAGTGGTGTTCAGTATTCTGTAATGTTTCAAAGAATTTATGGACAGTAGGAAATATGGGAGATTAAAATGAGTGAAAGACCAGACAAAGTAAAAAGTTTATTAAAGGGTGCCGATAATAACCCTGTTCAAATAACAACTAAATTTAAATGCCGTGATGAATATAGCGATTTTTCTTCACCTTATGCCTATACAACTGCTATTGTAGGAATGACTGTACCACTTGAAGCATATGAGTTTATAGTTTGTCCTAATACGTTATTACATATATCAGATGTTGGAAATATGGCTGATTATGATGAAATAGCGGCTGATAGTAAGGAAGCTTTTCCATGTGCAGATTTAGATAAAATTTTTATTAGAGGTGGTACGGCAGGTGGTACTTTAACATTTCGTTATCATCATCTCTAAGATAATTATAGATTTAGGAGATAGATAATGTTACTTTCAACACCAAGAATAGTAGAGAAACCATCAGCACATACTCCAGAAGGTACTGTAATAAAAAGTACAGGAGAAGGTGGTGGTACAAAATATTTAAGAGAAGATGGAGATGGTACGTCTAGTTGGCAAACAGTTACTGCAGATACTACAAATTTAGTAACTTCTGTAAGTGGTTCAACAGGAGCGGTTTCAGATGGTGACATAGACCACGATTCTCTGGCAAATTTTGCTGCCAATGAACATTTTACACAGGCTAATATTACTGCTACTGGTACTATTGCATCTGGAGTATGGAATGGTACAGCTGTAGATGGTACTTATGTAGATATAGAAGGTACTGAAGTTAAAAGTACAGGAGAAGCTGGTGGTACAAAATTTTTAAGAGAAGATGGTGATGGTACATCTAGTTGGCAAACACCATCAGCACATACACCTGAAGGTACAGCAGTTATTTCTACTGGTGAAGCTGGTGGTTCAAAATTTTTAAGAGAAGATGGAGATAATAGTTGTTCTTGGCAAGCAGCTCCAGTTACTTCTGTAAGTGGTTCAACAGGTGTAGTAGCAGATGGTGATATAGATCATGATTCTTTGGCTAATTTTGCTTCTAATGAACATTTTACACAAGCCAATATTACTGCTACTGGTACTGTAGCATCAGGTACATGGTCTTCAACTATTTCATCTGCAACATTAGGTGCAACATTAAGTTGTGCTGATGTTACGATAGAAAGACCAGAATTTAAAGATTATGGTGAAACTTTAACAACTGCAAATACAAGTACAACATATACAATAGATTTAACAAATGGAAATGTTTTTGAGTTAACATTGACTGGTAATTGTACATATACTTTTTCAAATCCACCTGGAAGTGGTATTGGTGGTAGTTTTACACTAATACAAAAGCAAGATGGTTCAGGAAGTAGAACTGTATCTTGGCCAGCTTCTGTTGATTGGGCTGGTGGTGCTGGTCCTACAATAAGTTCTGGGGCAAATGATGTAGATGTATTTACTTTTGTAACTACTGATGCAGGAACTACTTGGTACGGTTTTACTGCTGGTCAGGATTTTAGCTAATATAGGGGATAATAAAAATGGGTTTAAAAAATGAATTAATACCTAAATATGATAGGACAAAACGAAATCTCATGCCACATAGAGTAATGATGGGTGCTGGAGCTGGAGAAACTTTTACTGTAGCTACTGGTGGTACAATAACTACTGATGGTGATTATAAAGTTCATAAATTTACATCTTCTGGCACATTCACAGTAACTACACTAGGAACAGATGAAGAAGCTAATTGCCTAGTCGTTGCTGGTGGTGGTGGTTCTCGGGAAGGACCATCAATGAATTTTAATGGGGGTGGGGGTGCTGGTGGAATGAGGTCAATTACAGGGCATACAATTTCAGCACAAGCATATACCATAACAATCGGTGCTGGTGGTGGTAAAAGCTCGAATGGTAATAATTCATCTTTTGATTCTGAGATCGCTGCCACTGCTGGTGGCGCTGGTGGTGCTAATGATACTAATGGAAACTCTGGCGGTTCTGGTGGAGGCGCTGGCGGTA